GCTGAGAAAATGCGCGAAGAAGCTGTCAGAGTTGCACAGAGGTATGCGGATGAAAACAAAAAGTATCATGCGATTATCCAAGAAGGCGAGGGATATCTGGTTCATCAGATTAGAGAGCGAGCTAATCTGGCGCTGGAGCAAGCTAAAGGTCAGTATCGCCAAGCATACGAAGAAGGAAACACGGACAAGGTTGTAGACGCCCAAGAGGCCATGATGAAAGCGCAGTCTGAGTTTCAGTCTGCCGATTATCAAATGAACCAAATGAACGCTGAAAGGCAACGTGCCGCTCAACAGCCACGGCCACAGCCACGGCCACAGCAACAACCACAGCCACAGGTTCAACAGCCACCCCAGCCAACTGAAAAGGCGGCTAGTTGGGCCGCTAATAACTCGTGGTTTGGTCAGGAAAAAGACATGACTGCTCTGGCATATGGTGTCCATGAGCGGCTTGTTAGAGATGAAGGGTACGACCCTAACTCCGATGAATACTTTGAAACTATAGATCGCACGATGCGCTCTAAGTTTCCAGAATACTTTGGTGACGATGCCCCTGAAAGGGAATTTGCCACTAAAAGTCCCCCCGTGGTCACAGCGCCTTCCTCACGGAATAATGGCGCGAAGCCACGCAAGGTGAAGCTGACTCGCACTCAGCTAAGTCTATCCAAAAGGCTAGGCCTAACACCTGAACAATATGCCAACCAGCTTATGAAGGAGGCTCAGTAATGGCAGAACAGCGCACAAACAGGGACGCAGAGTCCAGAGAAGTAGAGACAAGAGCCAGTGATTCGTGGCTTCCGGCCTCCGTATTGCCTAACCCCGCTCCACAAGACGGATGGGTTTTTAGGTGGGTACGCACCAGCACATTGGGCCACGCGGATAACACGAACGTCTCCCAGAAGTTTCGGGAGGGTTGGGTTCCTGTGAAGGCAGAGGATCATCCAGAACTAGAGGTAATGTCTGATATCGACTCCCGTTTTGCGGGAAATATCGAGATTGGAGGACTTCTCTTGTGCAAACAGCCAGAGGCTAAAGCGCAGGCGAGGGAGGCTCATTACGAGCAAGTTGCCAACAGCCAGATGGAATCTGTAGATAACAACTTCTTAAAGCAAAACGATCCCCGAATGCCCGTTCTCAATCCTGAGCGGTCAACTCGGACTACCTTTGGTCGAAGTTGACTCCGGTTTACCGGGGAGCTTTGGCCTTAACTCTAAGTTTGGAGACTTAAAATGGCTACAGCAGCTACTCCGATGGGTGCAGAACCCGTAGGCACTCTTAGTGCTTCTGGTTCTTTCACCGGAAAAGTGCGCCATATTAAGATTGCCAGTGGTTATGCCACGGACATCTTTTATGGCGATTTCGTCAAGCTGGTTGCGGCTGGTACTTTGGAAAAGGCGGCGGTTACTACCTCCGTTGTGGCAGGAACTGTCGGCATCTTTGTCGGCGTTTCCTACACTGATCCCGGTACTGGTCAGTTAACCTTTAACCAACATTTCCCTGCTTCAACAGCGGCAAGTGACATCATGGCTTATGTCGTGGATGATCCCAAGTTGTTGTTCCAAATGCAGGGAGACGAGGCAATTGCTCAGACTGGTCTGGGTAACAACGTCTCGGCTGTCAGCACTGCTGGCTCAACTGCTATCGGTAGGAGCAAAAACGCTCTTGACGGTGGCTCTATCGCAACCACCAACACGCTTCCGCTTCGTATTGTGGACTTCGTGGATGGGCCTAACAGCACGGTAGGTGATGCTTTCACCGACTGTATTGTGACGTACCTTCCGCTTAGCCACGCCTACGAAACCAAGCTCGGCGTTTAAGGAGACTTAGGAAATGGCTATTTCACGCGCACAAATGTTGAAAGAACTGCTCCCCGGTCTGAACGCTTTGTTTGGATTGGAGTATGAGCGGTATGATGACGAGCACACAATGATTTACGAAACTGAATCATCTGAGCGTTCGTTTGAGGAAGAGGTAAAGCTGTCCGGCTTCGGTGCCGCACCAGTTAAAGCTGAAGGCGCGGCCATCAGCTATGACTCGGCGCAAGAGTCGTTCACTGCTCGGTATAATCACGAAACGATTGCTCTTGGCTTCAGTATTACTGAAGAAGCAATGGAAGATAATCTTTATGATTCTCTTTCTGCTCGCTACACCAAGGCATTGGCTCGCGCTATGGCGCATACCAAGCAAGTGAAGTCAGCGAATCCGTTGAATAACGGCTTCAACACCTTCCAATCTGGTGACGGCGTAACGCTGTTCAGTACAGCTCACCCGCTGGTAAACGGTGGCACTAACGCCAACCGTCCTGCCACTGCGGCTGATTTGAATGAAACCTCACTGGAAGATGCTGTGATTAACATCGCCGCATTTACCGATGAGCGTGGACTGCTGATCGCGGCACGGCCTCGTCGTTTGATTGTTCCACCCGCACTTCAGTTTGTAGCAACTCGTTTGCTTGAGACTGAGGGTCGAGTCGGAACTGCTGATAACGACATCAACGCCCTTCGCAACAACGGTTCAATCCCAGAAGGCTACTCTGTCAATCACTTCTTGACTGACACTAATGCTTTCTTTTTGATTACCGATGTACCGAACGGCATGAAGCACTTTGACAGAACAGCGTTGGAGACTTCAATGGATGGCGACTTTGACACGGGCAATGTCCGTTACAAAGCCCGTGAAAGGTATAGCTTCGGCGTATCTGATCCACTCGGAATTTACGGCTCGCCCGGAACTTCCTAAAATATCGGGGGCTTCGGCCCCCTTTTTCCCTGACTAACTGTTCCACGTGGAACATTAGACTCACCCAAGACAGGAGAAACTCATGGGTACTACTACTTTTTCTGGCCCGATTAAGGCTGGAACCATCAAAGACACCACCGGCACCACTCTGGGTTCTAACGTAAAGAACACCGGACAGGTTGTCATGGCGCAAACCTTCTCAACAGGAACGTCTCTGGCGGCTGGCGCATCTGCGGCCAACAGCACCACTGTTGTTATTCCGGCTAACTCCCAAATTATTGACTGCGTAATTGACTGCCCTACAGCTATGGGCAATGCCACTGCGGTATTGAGCGTGGGCGATACAGTCGGCGGTAATGCCACTTTTATTAACACCTTCTCAATCACCGTTGCCTCTGGTGCAGGTCGTAAATACCCGACTACAGAGGCTGGCGGCGCATTGGCGTGGGCCGACACAGGCACTGCTGACAAGAAGCTTACTTGGACAACTACTGGCGCTACAGACGCTGGTGAGATTCGGGTAACAATCCTGTATCAACAGAACATCAACCTAAGCTAACGTAACGGGGCTTCGGCCCCTTTTTAGGAGATCAAGATGGCTGATGCAGTTATTAGTCAGACTATTGAAGACGGCCCAAGAACAGCGATCATGTACTTTACGAATGTCAGCGATGGCACGGGTGAAGCCGCCGTTGCCAAGGTGGACGTATCTGTATTAAGTGCAGATCCCGCCAGCAAGGGCGCGTGTACAAGTGTCAACATTGAAAGCATCCAATATACAACGAAGGGCATGGGAGTTCAGATTTTCTTTGATGCCACCACCAATGTATTGGCGTGGGAGTTAATTGCTGATTATGGCGATACTCTGGACTTTTCGGACTTTGTTGGCCTGCCAAATACAGCCGCCGCCTCTGGTAAGACGGGTGACATTCTGTTTACCACGACAGGCGCGAGCAATGGCGACACCTACTCTGTAGTTCTGAAGCTAAAAAAGAATTACGGCTGATGAGGCTGTACTACAAGAAGGGCGGCAAGACCAAAAAGTCTAAGTCTCGCGTTAATGAGGCTGGTAATTACACAAAGCCCGGAATGCGTAAGCGTATATTCAATCGAATAAAAGCTGGCAGTAAGGGTGGTAAGCCGGGGCAATGGTCTGCGCGTAAGGCGCAAATGACTGCCGCCGCGTACAAGAAAGCTGGGGGAGGATACAAAGACTGATGGCAGAACTTACTGAAGCGGCAAAGCGCAAGATGATTAGCCAGCTAAGAAAGGCGTCCAAGCTACACGCCGGTCAGGCCGACACGCTTGAAAGGTCTATGACGAAAAAGACCAAGCCAAAGGCAAAATCCAAGCGTGGCTCTTAAAAAGTCTCAGAAGTCCCTCAAGAACTGGACTAAGCAGAAATGGCGCACCAAATCTGGCAAGCCCAGCACTCAAGGCAAAAAAGCTACGGGTGAGCGTTATCTTCCTGAGAAAGCCATCAAGTCTTTATCCGACAAAGAGTACGCCGCGACTACGCGGAAAAAACGCGCAGATACCAAAAAAGGCAAGCAACATTCAAAGCAACCCAAAAAGGTTGCCAAGAAAACGTCGAGGCATCGAAAGTAATGCGTATGTATTACAAGTCGGGCGGCAAGGTCAGCAAGAAGTCCATGTCGTGTAACAAGCCAAAGCGAACACCCGGACACTCCAAAAAGAAGTTTGTGGTCAAGGCGTGTGAAGATGGCAAAGAAAAAATCATCCGCTATGGCGACAAAAACATGAAGATCAAGAAAAGCCAGCCTAAAAGGCGTAAGTCGTTTCGTGCCAGACACAAGTGCGATTCTAACCCGCCCAATAAGCTGACACCCCGTTACTGGTCTTGTAAGAATTGGTGATGATATGCCTATAAGCAGAGCGCAGATGGGCAAGCAGATTAAGAATGCACCCAGATCAAAGAAACCCAAAGCGGCCAAATGCAGAAATGGCTTGGCCCGTAAAGGCAGGACTAGAGGAAGGAAGGTCTAATGGCGACTAGCGGAACAACAGCCTTTACTCTTGACTTGTCAGATATATTTGAAGAGGCGTTTGAGCGAGCAGGCTCTGAGCTTAGAAGCGGATACGACTACCGGACAGCACGGCGGAGTCTGGATTTGTTAATGCTGGAATGGCAGAACCGTGGTCTTAACTTGTGGACAGTAAGGGATGCTACGCAGACTCTTACCGCAGGCACCTCGTCATACGACCTGACCTCGGAAAAGCAAGACATCATAGAGGGGCTGTTGCGAACTGACGCAGGCGACACTTCTAAGCAGTCTGACCTGACTATGCAGAGAATTTCGGTGAGCCAGTACGCCCACCAGACAAACAAGCTGACGCAGGGCAGGCCGTTACAGTATTACGTTGAGCGCAAGCCAGCAGGGTTGACGTTGCATTTTTGGCCTGTGCCAGACGCGACAACCACCTACACGTTTGCGTACTACTACCTAGACAGGATAGAAGACAGCGGAAAGCCAGCGTCTAACAACATGGATGTGCCAGCGCGGTATTTGCCGTGTATGGTAGCTGGGCTGGCCTACTACATAGCGAGCAAGAAGCCTGAGTCACTGCCAATAGCGCCGGCTCTAAAAGAGGTGTACGAGGAGCAGTGGAATCTGGCGGCAGACGCATCCAGAGAGAAGGCATCGCTTTACATGGCCCCCGGTGGATATAACAATTTATGAGCAGTTACGCAAAAGGATCAAAAGCCTTTGGCTTTTGTGATCGAACAGGGTTTAGATACCCTCTGCGTGATTTGGTTAGACAGATTGAGGATGGTCGCTGGAACGGCTTGCTGGTAGGCAGGGACGTTGTAGATCAAGATCAACCACAGTTAAAGCTAGGAGATGTCAATGCAAGCGACCCGCAAGCGTTACGATTTCCTCGACCCGATGACAGCCTTACTGAAAGTCGTGCGCTGTCTGCGTTTGATCCTGTCGGGGGAGGCAATACGGCTCTTGGAAGCCAGACTGTCGGCCTTGATATGGCAGGCGCTGTTGGGCGCGTAACCGTGGAGACATCTTAATGGCGTTTACTTTTACGACTCTAAAGCAGGCCATACAGGACTACACAGAGTCAAACGAGACAACTTTTGTTAATAATCTGACAACGATTATTACGCAGGCAGAGGACAAGATTCTTAAAGCCGTACAACTGCCTGATTTCCGCAAGAATGTTTCAGGGTCTGTGGCAAGCGGTAATCAGTACCTCATTATGCCTACAGACTTTTTGACACCTTACTCGTTAGCCATTGAAAACTCTGGCTTTGAGTACCTGATGTTTAAGGACGTAAACTTTATACGTCAGGCGTACCCGCTAACAGCAACACAGGGAGCGCCCAAGTACTACGGCATCTTTAGCCGCACCGCGTTTATTCTCGGCCCCACTCCTGATTCTGCCTATGACGCAGAACTGCACTATTTTCACAAGCCCACCTCGATTACCGCATCTGGAGACGGCACAAGCTGGCTTGGCACCAATGCAGAGTCTACGCTTCTGTATGGCTGTCTTGTTGAGGCGTACACCTTCTTGAAGGGTGATCCTGACCTTATGCAGATGTATACCCAACGGTATATGGAAGCACTGGCTAATCTTGAGCAGTTGGGCGAAGGCTACAGCACAACAGATAGTTATAGATCGGGTGAAGTAAGGAAGGCCAGAGCATGATTGGCGTAAGCGGTGGTGTAGAGGTAGGCGGGGTTGCGGTTCACACCACAGATAACAGGGGGTTTACCCCAGAAGAGATTGCTGAGAGGTGTTTAGATAAGATCGTCTCGGTAGCTGATACTGCGTTGCCAGAAGTACAGGCACAGGCGCAGGCATTCAAGGATCACATTAGAGCGGTTCTTGTTTTCTACATGAAAGAGGCCGCAAACAGCGACCGAACCACAGTGTATAACGCCCTTCTTGATGCAGGGCAAAAAGATTTAGCCGAACTTATCAGGAGAATGTGATATGGCTTTTAGCGGAAACTTCATGTGTTCATCCTTTAAGCAGGAACTGCTTGTTGGTGCTCATAACTTTACAAACAGCAGTGGTCACACGTTCAAGCTGGCAATGTATACCAACTCGGCCAGTTTTGATGCGGCAACCACTGCATATACGACGGGCAATGAAATTAGTGGAACAGGCTACTCAGCAGGCGGCGGAACACTGACCAATGTGACCCCAACCCTGTCTGGAACCACAGCCCTCACGGACTTTGCCGATCTCACATTCGGCTCGTCAACACTGACGGCGCGTGGAGCACTTATATACAACACGACAACCAGCGGCGGTTCCGGCACGACAGACAC